TTATAAATATAGTCAGGAAAAAGAAACGTTTTTCCAAATGGACGAAAGCACAGTCGTCCAGTGATGTGGAAGTAGTTAAACAATACTATGGCTATAGCAACCAAAAAGCACGCCAGATCTACGACCTTATCACTCCTGATCAAATGGAAGAATTGAGAAAAAAGGTTTATAAAGGTGGAAGAAAATAAAATAATTGAGTGGACACCTGCTTCAATGCTTGAGGTTATACTAAACGAGCCAGACGATTTTTTAAAGGTTCGTGAAACACTCACTAGAATTGGTGTCGCATCTAGAAAAGAACAAAAGTTATTTCAGTCATGTCATATACTGCATAAACAGGGTCGATACTTTATCGTCCACTTTAAAGAACTGTTTTTGCTTGATGGAAAAAAATCTAATCTTGAAGAAAATGACATTGCAAGACGTAATACAATAGCTCAGCTCATGAGCGATTGGGGATTAATCGATATTGAACAGGCAGACCGCGCTAAACCACTCGCGCCTCTACGCCAGATTAAGATCATTCCGTATAAAGAAAAAGGAAACTGGGAACTATGTCCGAAGTACAATATTGGATCCAAGTAATTCTTACAGGCCACGATTGTGGCTGAAGAGAAAAAGACTGGCGTCGCAGTAAACAACGAACACAATGAATTTGAACTGATGCTTCGATTTTTTGGCAATGAGATTCTTGCTATCAAACTGGCAGCATCTAACTTTAATGGCAAATTGATTATGTGGGCTATGGTTATTATGTTCTTTACTTTCATGATTATGGAAGTATTTGGATTTAGTGCATGGCTTGGCATTACGCCGATGGAATAGCATGAGAAAAATATTTTTAGACGTAGGAGCTAATAAGGGTCAGAACATCAGAAACTTTAGAAAGCTCTACGGTGAAGATTATGAGATTTTTAGCTTTGAACCCAATCCGCAATGTATTAGCCACATTAAAGCTAAATACGGATTAGATGAAAAAGTAACTGTTATGGAATGCGCTGCTTGGAATGCAGACGGCGCGCATGAGTTAGAACTAGGTCGTGTTACCGTTAGTTCAACTCTAAGAGAAGATAAAACATCGCATATGTCTGGTAATAAAATTCTTGTAGAAACGTTAGATATATCTAAGTGGATACGAAAAAACTTTTCGCCAGATGACGAAATTATTATGTACGTTGACGTAGAAGGTGCTGAATATGAGATCTTAGAAAAGATGATCTCTGATGATATTCTTAACACGTCTTGGTTCAACAAGATTTATATGGAGTTTCACGAGAAAAAACTTCGTGATCTTGATATAAATTTGCATAATAAACTATACGCTTTCTTAGTTGAAACTTTTAAAGATGACGTGTTTATTCATGCTAAATACCAGCATGAATTATATGAAAAATTAGGATAAGCGTATATATACTATAGGGCGCCGTAAAGGGTCCTACACAAACCTTGCTAGTCAATAGGAGGAACATATGACTGGAAACATCGTATACCCACGCTCGGGTTTTATTGGTTTTGACCACATCTTCGATCAGTTGGAAAACATCCACAAGCATGCGAAGGATACCTACCCACCACATAACGTAGTAAAAGATGAAGAGCTCAAATATTCTCTTGAACTCGCTGTGGCTGGATTCAAACAAGAACATATTGATATTGAAGTTAAAGACCACGTCCTTACTATCAAAGGTGACAGACCTCAGCGTCGATCACAAGATAAGTATGTTCATAAAGGTATTAGTGCTCGAAATTGGAAAAAGTCATTTAGACTGTCGGAATATACCGAAGTAACTGGAGCTGATCTAACGGACGGAATCTTGACTGTCGGACTTGAAGTAGTCCTTCCGGAAGAAAAGCGGCCTCGTAAAATTTCAATTAGAAAAAACGAGGAACTAACAAATGACAACAATAGCTCTCAATTACTCCAAGAGTCTTCTTGAAGGACTCTTTGGTAGTGTAAAGAAAACTATTCAAGGTGTTATGATTGGCATGATGATTGCGCGTCAAACACAAGCTAATCAAGAAGTTGCAAGACAAGTCTCTAAGTACGAGTACAACGGCAAAAACTATTGGCAAATCCTGCACCAACTCAATGCTGCTACTATCTCTTCTATTGAGAAAGAGTTTAAGCGATGAGTAAAATTAAAACGTGGTGGACTAACCTATGGATGGATCCTTATACAAAGTATCTTTCACAAGCAACTGACCACGTAGATCTAGAACAAAGACTACGCACACTGCAAAGAAAAGGTATCTGGATCTAATGTGGCCATACACCGAAGAAGAAGTTGAAGCTTTAAACTAAATAAATAAAAGGGCAGGGATTAATCTGCCCTTTTATTCTAGGAGGTATCTATGGCTAAATGCAATAAGTGCGGTCATTCATGTCATTGCAAAAGTGGTGACTGTAAAGAATGCGTTAACGACGTGTGCTATGACTGCGATTGTAATAACGAAAAAGATATACCCGACTCATTCACAAGAAGGAATTAATTATGAATATCGATCAACTTAGACAAGAAATTGCAGAAGACGAAGGAGTAAAATATGAGATCTATCTCGATCATCTCGGCCTTCCTACTTTTGGTATTGGTCATCTGGTTAGGGACGACGATCCGGAAAGGGGCGAACCCGTCGGAACACTTGTCTCTGAAGACAGAGTCAACGAATGCTTTGACAACGACGTCGAAATCGTATTGTCTGACTGCGAAACCCTCTATCCAGACTATTACGACTTGCCAGAAGAAGTCCAACTAATTATTGCTAACATGATGTTTAACATGGGCAGACCTAGACTATCACAGTTCAAAGGCATGAAACGCGGAGTCGATAATGGAGACTGGGAATCAGCTGCTGACGAAATGGTAGATTCGAAATGGTATTACCAAGTGACAAATCGCGCAGAACGACTCGTTGAAAGAATGCGAGCCGTAACTATTTCTGAGATTCCTGTATGATTGAGCTGACACCATCAGCAAAAGAGTACATGCAAAAGCTCGTTAAGGATAACAAAAGCAGGTACATTCTATTATCTGTTAAAGGCGGCGGGTGCTCAGGCTTTACATATGACTGGAGTCTCTCAGAAATGAGAGGCTTTGGCCAGACTATCGATGATATTCTTTGCATTGATGACATGGCAGAAATGTTTGTAGCCGGCTGTACTGTCGACTACGTTAGTGAACTGGGTGGATCTTATCTCAAGGTTATTAATCCGAACGCTACAGCTTCCTGTGGATGTGGAGAATCATTTGCGGTATAACGACAAAATTAAAATCAATCCTAAAGAGATGGATGTAATTGAAAATGCTCTTAGATCCATCCCTTCATCTAGTCCTGATTTTGCTGCTAGCAGAAGATTGCTCGCTTCCCTCCATCACCAGAAAATACCATACCGACCTAAAAAGGGAATTTATGTTTCTGGATAGCATTTAGTGGTTTACAAACTCTAAAAATTATGGTATAATATATCTTGAAGTTGGAGGTTGTAGTATGTCTTTTTATACGTCTGTCGTACGTTACGGCAATTCTATTCTATATCGTGGCTATAATGCTCACGGCAAAAAAATCTATAAACGCGAAAAGAATTTCAAGCCTATGTTCTTTACTGCGTGTCAGCAAGAAACAGGCTGGAAGTCTCTCGATGGTCTTAACATCGCGCCAATCGAGATGGACAACATGCGCCATGCTAAACAATGGCTAGAAGAAAACAGCGATGTATCTGGCCGGAAAATCTTTGGCAGTAAAAATTATATTCATCAATATATTAGTCAACGCTTTCCTCGCGATATCGATTTCAAGCGTGAGTTTATCGATGTAGGTACGTTCGATATTGAAACAGAATACGAAGATGGCTTTCCACATCCTAGCGAAGCCAGCCAGCGTATCCTGTCAATCACATATAAATCAAGTAAGTCTAAGCTCTACCATGTGTGGGGCTATGGTGATTTCGATACCGACAAATCTCTCATCAAGCCAGTGCGCTACTATCGCTGTCGCGATGAAGCAAGTCTACTCGAAAAGTTTCTTACATTCTGGGCAGACGAATCGCACTGTCCTGACGTGATTACTGGTTGGAATCTTCGTTTCTTTGATGTTCCATACCTTGTAAATCGTACAGCCAAGATTCTCGGTGTAGAATCTATCAAGCGTTTCTCTCCTTGGGGTATGGTTGACTATCGACAAATCACACGCCAAGGTCGTACCGAAGATGCATATGACATCAAAGGTATTGAACAGCTTGATTATCTCGAGCTCTTCAAGAAGTTTGGTTATTCATATGGTCCACAAGAATCATACAAACTTAATCATATCGCGTATGTTGTTCTCGGCGATAAGAAACTATCGTTTGAAGAATCCGGCTCTCTAAAGAATCTCTACAAAGATGACTTTCAAAAATATATTGACTATAATATGAAAGACGTTGAGCTTATCGAAAGATTCGAAGATAAGATGGGATTGATTACTCTAGCTCTAACGGTTGCGTATAAGGGTGGTGTTAACTATTCCGATACGTTTGGTGTCACCGCCATATGGGAATCAATCATCTATCGTAAACTACTAAGTGAAAAGAAAGTTCCTTTCGTTACAAGACCAGATGCCGGTAAGACAAAGTTTGCCGGTGGCTATGTCAAAGAACCACAGGTCGGTGCTCATGATTGGGTGGTGTCCTTTGATTTGAATTCTCTTTATCCTAATATTATTGTGCAGTGGAACATGAGTCCCGAAACTCTGGTTGCGCAATCGGAAGTTGCAGGTGTTGACTATTACATGGAAGCTCCATCTATCGAAGTTCCGTATGCTGTCGCCGCAAATGGTTCAACATATCGCAAAGACATTGATGGTGTTATTCCACGTATCATTGAAGACTATTATGGTGATAGGCGATCTATTAAGAATATGATGCTTGCCGCAGAAACTTCTTATCAAGAAGAAAAAACTATTGAGTTAGAAAAAGAAATCAATCGACTCAATAACAGGCAAATGGCTATTAAGATTCTTATGAATTCGCTTTATGGCGCTCTCGGCAATCAATACTTCAAATACTTCGACCTCAGACTTGCCGAGGGCGTCACTCTTACTGGCCAGCTGGCTGTACAGTGGGCCGAAAGACATATGAACCAAGCAATGAACAAAGTAATGAAAACGGATGACGTTGATTATGTTATTGCAATCGACACCGATAGTTTATATGTCAACTTTGGTCCTATGGTAGAAAAGCTACAGCCTAAAGATCCTGTAAAGTTTCTTGACAAGATATGCAAAGAACATTTCGAGCCTAACCTTGAGCTTGCATATGAAAATCTATTCGCTAAAATGAATTGCCATAAGCAACGTATGGAAATGGGTAGAGAGGTTATCGCTGACCGTGGTATATGGACAGCTAAGAAGCGGTACATTCTTAATGTACATAACTCTGAAGGTGTACAGTACGCACAGCCAAAGCTTAAGATCATGGGTATTGAGGCTATCAAGTCTTCTACACCTGAAGTATGTCGTAATAAGTTTAAAGAAATATTCAACGTGATTATTTCTGGTACAGAAGAAGATACACAAAACTTTATTCGACAATTCAAAGAAGAATTCAAGTCTCTTTCGCCAGAGAAAGTTGCGTTTCCACGTAGTGTCAGCTTATTTCAAACCGTAGTAAAAAATGGTAAAAGCCAGAAAATTCCTTACGCAGATAAGAAGACAGTCTATAGAAAAGGTACACCTATTCATGTACGTGGCTCTTTGCTCTATAATAAATTAATCAAGGACAATAAACTAAGCCGCAAATATGAAGTAGTGACAAATGGTTCTCGTATATTTTTCACTTACATGAAAGTTCCTAACATCATGCAAGAAAATGTTATCGCTTTTCCAGATGTACTGCCTCAAGAATTCAAGCTAAATAACTATGTTGACTATGAGAAGCAATTCGACAAAACATTCCTCGAGCCACTAACACCAATCCTCGAAGCGGTTGGCTGGTCACCCGAGCCAATTGCAACTCTTGATGAATTCTTTGCATAAAATGGTGTACAAATCAGACAAAATGGAGTATAATAATACTATGACAAATTGGGTAAAAGATATTAATGATATGCACGCTAAGTACGGTGTGCATGATTGGGTTGAAGCTAACAAAGATAATGTCGAGATGATGCAAAAGTTTCTCGAGTTTCGTCTTCAATTTCTTGAAGAAGAACTTAATGAAACACGAGCTGCAGCGATATATGATCGCAATGCTCCAGAAATTGTAGATGGCTTGGTTGATTTGTGTGTGGTTGCAATTGGTACAATGGATGCATTCGGTGTAGATGCACATGAAGCATGGAATCGTGTACACGCAGCCAATATGGCTAAGGAAGTTGGCGTAAAAGAATCACGTCCAAATCCGTTAGGCCTGCCTGATCTCGTGAAACCAGCTGGTTGGAAAGCACCTGAACATTATGACAACACCGGTAATCTCACTGACGCTGTTTGACAGCATCTTTGATAACAAAACTGACAAACGCGTTGATCTACATGACTTCAACGCGTTTGAACGCGTCTTGTATAAGCTATCCAAAGAACCACGGAAAAGCAAGAAAGACGCTCCACTTATGTCGCCAGCAACATACAAGCCTGATACTACACGAGCAAATGACAACGTAGTTGAATGGTGTAACTGGTGTTGCGTTGACGTTGATGATTATGAATTTGAAGGAGAACTGTCTAATGACCTCATACGAAAATTTCCTGATTATAGGTTCGTGTGTTACAGCACTGCTAGCAGCAGTGAAGCTACGCCAAAGTTTCGTCTTGTCTTCCCACTTACGAAACCTGTTACAAATGAGAACATCAGAAATTTCTGGTATGCACTACAGGTTGAACTCGGCGACCTCGGAGACAGACAGACTAAAGATCTATCTCGGATGTATTACGTTCCTGGAGAATATGCTAACGCTAGCAATTTTATTTTTAGTGTTGACGGTTCTTCTATTGACCCAAACGAGTTAATGTTTAAGCATCCAATGCCAGAAAAAACTAATCTTAATAGTTTCTTTGATAGACTGCCTGCTCAAATGCAAGAACAGATTGTAGAATACCGTAAGAATAAATTAGATGCTGACTACAACTGGTCTTCGTATCATGACTGCCCGTTCTGGCCTAAGCGTCTAGCTACAGAATACCGTACCATCTCAAAGACCGGTTGGTATCATAAGATGTATCAGATAATGGTAGCTGTTGCTGGCCATGCCGTTGAGAAAAAGTATGCTATCACCGCCGATGAGATCAGCCAGCTATGTCGAGAGTTTGATACAGACACTGGTAACTGGTATAAGAATCGTCCATTAGATAAGGAGGCCGACCGTGCACTCGAATACGTTTACAAAAACCTATGATATTTTTAATATGGATATGAGCTTTAATGTATCTGACATTCAGCTTGTATCTCAATGGCGAGAACGTGCCATGACAGAGGCAAAATCAATTCATAGTAAGCCATCAACAGCTCGTGGTAGAATGTTAGATGAAATTTACGAAACATGTTTGTATGGTCATGCGCCAGAACAATACCTGATCGAAACTGGATGGATGGATGATGAGCGTCCATACAAAGATCTAATTGATCCACAAGGTGATAATGTAGAAATCAAAGTAACAGAAAAGATGGCATTCGTACCATACGTTCTTTCTCGTTGCCAAACGGCTAAGTTAGAAACATGGAGAAACTACCCAGACATTGTCTACATCTTTATTAATAATAAACAAGAGACAGAATACGTCCATGAAGGTACGTATTTGTGGAATGGAAATAAATTTGAAAAAAACGTAAGTGATTGATTTGCTTCAAAATAATAATGCACTTTTTCCTTTACATTCAAAAGAAAATAGTGTATAATAGATCTATAAAATGGAAAAGGAAGAGGAGTCCAAAATGTTTTTAGAAAATCTTACAAAGCTCGAAAAGAATCTTTGGAACAGCCATGTTGAGTTTGTTGGTGTTGACCATGATATGGCTGAAATGTATGCCGAAGATCGTAACGATGTTCTCGAAGTAAAGAGTCGTTTCAATAAAGGTCACATGGGTTCGCTTAAAAGCTTCATTGATCGTATGGATACACATCCACGTGAAGGTGTAGTAATGGCTTTTGTTTCTGATCTTGGTGAAGATTGGGTTGAAACAAATCTTGGTTATAGGGTGAATGTATAATGAAAGCTATATTTTTTATGATTGTCGGTGCGGTTTGTGCTTATTTGTATATGAACCCGGGCGATATGAGTGGTGCTTCTGACATGGTTAAGTCAGGTGTAAACCAGGGTGCTCAAACAATTGTGGAGTTAACAAACTAATGAAAATAGAAAGAAATGAAGTACCATCAATTAGTGGTGGCAATGGTAAAACTCTTATCGGTAAAAAGTTTCGCGATAAGCTTTACTATCAACTTGGTTATAGACAACGTAAAAGCGATGTCATTAAAGTATCTGTC